ATAAATTGTTTTATTTGAGAAAGTTCAAAATCTATAGCTAAATTTATTGGAGAAAACATCTCATCTGTTTTGTCACTTAAAATATCTTGTTTTAATTCACCTAATGTAATTACATTTTTAAATTTTCTTTCAAAAAAATTTTTGATACTAGAATAATGCCATTGTTGGTATCTCATTTTTGTTGGAAATTGCGGTACATAAATTATTTTAGACATTTTTTCTCCATTTAAAAAATTGTAAAGCAAAAAAGTGAGAATGTCTGTTTTACATAATTTACGTAAAACATCCACTTACCCTCACTTACGGTGTGGAATATTCTTAATTATAAGAAATTTACAATTAAGAATACGATCCTAAAGTTGTAACAACGCATGAGTACATCAATATTTTTAAATATGTCTATTTAAATTAACCATTTACATCTACCTTCAAATAAGATAAATGTTTTATCATATTCCCATAGTTTATTCTGTAAAGGATATATTTGATTCAAAAGAAATTCTTTATTATCTGGATTTTTAACCTTATGAATATATGGGGCTTTCATATTAATTGAATAAAATATTACATTATATCCACTTCTTAAAAATGATTCTCCTATTGCACCAATTTGTCTATGATCTGGATGAGTTTCATAAACAGGATCAGGAAAATAATAAGTATATTTTTTTTCAAAAGTTGAGAATGAATAATCAAATAATTGATCTTTAATATTAGGCAATAAACTTTTTAAATTTTTCGCTTCATCTATCCTATTCATATTTTCAGGATGAGTATAATATATTATAAATTCTTCATCTGGGTTACAAATTAATTCAAAACATCCAATTATTTCATCATCACAATGGGGAGCATAAATAATATTCATTATTCCTCCTCTCTTATTTTTTTCTAAAGTAATTTTAAATAACCTGTTAATCTATCAATTTTTTCCGAGTAGTCCGGACCCAACGCAATACATGTATTTGTCGGAATACCATAGAATTCTGTTAATCCCGAATCTGTAATTAAACTACATATTATATTATTTTGTTTTGCTAATTCGTAAATCTCTAATAATTCTTTTTCACTATTAACGTAAACACAAATTTTTGTAAAAATTCCATTTAACCATTTTTCTAAAGGTGTATTCTCTTCAGCTGATATTATCCATTGATATTCATAAGAATCTGAATTTTTTTCTTGTTTTTTAATACAATTTTCAAGTAACGATTTTAAACATGCATGACAACCTTGAGCTATCATTTTTCCTTTACGCATGTTAAGATCTTTACGAATGACAATAACCTGTTTAATATTATTCATGTGTATTACCTGTAAATTTCTTTTAAATATTCAGGTTTAACCATTTCTTTAACTGTTTGTTCAACTTGACCTTTATAATATAAATTGTAGTTCACTGTTCTTTTTAAATAATATAAACCAAAAATAAAAGAAATAATAATTAATACAAAAATAATACACAAACTAATCATTTTTACATTTTCCATAAATATACCTCCTTCTTAATATTCGATATCTTCAAATATTACAGGAATTTTTTCTTTTAATTCATCTAAAAAAGGTCTCATTATTTCTCTCATTTGAGGGTGAGCAGCAAAATCAGTTCTTAATTTTAAAATATGTCTCCATTCTCTAAGATTTGCAGAAACAACAATTTCTGTTTTTGTAGCGGTTGGTAATATATCTCTTGCTTTTTCAGCTGACCATCCACCTTTTATTAAATCAAGATAAGTAATTTCAATATTTAATAATTCTTTTAAATATTTAATCGTACATTCATCAACTTCAACATTTTTATTATTATAACATACATTATTTCGTATATCATAATAATATTCTCCATCTTCTAATTCGGGAAGCCATTCAGGAATAATAAATGTTAATTGATTTCCAAATTTATCTTTAGAATAATTTACGTAACGAGTACTTTCCTGTGAGTAACTTGCTAAACGATGTCTTACAATTTCATGACTAACACCACGATCAATAATAAAATTGACTGTAAATGAAAAATGTTCAATTACTGATTCATGTTTTCTAACATGAATTATTTTTCTTAAAAATTCTTTAGTTTGTTCAAAATTATTACTTAAATTAGATTTATAACAAGTTCTTGCACACATTTCAATTTTTTCTAAAATATATATAGGATCTAAATTATCAATAATTTTATAACTTGGTTTTATTAATTTCACGCTTACTCCTATTTAAACATTATTTTCTAAATTAAATATGAGGTAACATACCAATTATACCTGACCATTCTATACGACATGAAGTATGGTTCATAAAATCACCAAAAAAGTTTTCAATTGCACATTTATCTATATATAATAGAATTGCGATTCCTTCTACACAATTCTTTTTCTTATCATTATAATATATTTGAATAGTTTCTGATAAAATACCTGTTATATTTCTCATCTGTTGAATATTATTGGATTCAATCATATAAGAACATGCATCAATTACACCATTAACTATGTGATCTAAATCAGATAAATCTTCATCACATATTAAACCTAAATATAAAGGCCATCCCTTTATAATATTATATTTTCTTACTATCATTGGTGAATAATGTTTAGAAATTAAATTTGTATTAACATTATTATCATTTATTCCCATTCGATTATTATCTAATTTTCTATCTTCAATAAGTCCCTTAGCTATATTATAAGACTTTATAAATTCTTTATTATTTTCCATTATTTTCATTTTCCTTTCTTTTTTAATATTTATTCTTCATATCCAGAGAACATTCTATCCTCTGTAATATTATATTCTTTTTTTAATAAATCCAAAATTGTTTCTTTTGTCAACCCCAATAATGGAGCTTCAATTTTAATTTGAGATGTACAAACTAAAGAAAACAATTCATTTATTTTAACAACATACTCTTGATAACAATCTGGAAATAAATTAATTCTATCTGAATAATCAGCACCAAACCAAATCAATGGAATTTTATTTGTTTCAGCATATGCAGATGCAATCGTTAGAAAAAAAGTATTTCTCATTGGAACATAAAATTCATTTACTTTTTCATATAAATTATTTTCAAAATGTCCGGTTAATGCACTATTTGTTAATGCTGAATAAGTTTGAAAATTTGTATAAAGAATATGTGCATTTTCTTCATTTGCATATTTTTTAGCAAATTCTAATTCTTTAATATGTTTTTGACCGTAATCAATAAATAAAAGAATTGATTTATAACCTAAACTTTTACTTAATTGATGTAAAAGAATACTATCAGCACCACCACTAAATAATATTATAATATTATATTTTGATTCTTCTTCCATACTATTCTCCTTCGTTTCTTTTTTTAAAAAAAATAAAGTTTAAAAATGGAGGAGGTATTATTTCTAATACCTCCTCCTAAAAATGAAAGGGGAATTATTGGAACTTTAAATTAATTTTATCCTTTGCTACCAGAAGGCATTATGAACTCAAGATTGTCATACTGTCCGAGAATATAATCCTCAGAAACCTCACGACCATTCACAATTGCCTTTGAAGAAGGAGCAATGTTGAGAACTTCTGTAAAGAATGCTGCAACTTCACATACCTTCTTACCCACAACGGGATAGTTACCAGAACTAGCACCACTCGAAACTGTAATCATTGCTTCATTGTAACCAGCATCATTCTTAGAATGGAAGGTTGTATTCAGATTGGTGATCTTTGAATCATTCGCGGGTTTTACCTCTTCTTTGAGATTTGATTGTGCTTGATCCTTCTGTGCTTTGATAATTGCAGAAATCATGTTATCCTTAACTTCCTTGACCTTGAATGAGATTCCAAAAGATTGTGCAATTACTCTGAGTTCAGCCTTCGTCATTTCTTCCAATTCACGAACTGTGTAATTCATACTTCCTCCTTGCTTCATTTTTTTAGTTTTCTTTAGGATGACGTACTTTTGAATCTGCTTTCATTTTTAAAATATCAAAATATATCTCACTAATTTCTATTGTATCGTTTTTATCATGATAATAAAATGGCCACATCATTAAATTTGCAACCGTTGAATTTGTAAATAATAACTGTGGTTCATGTACAGATAATTCTTCACAAGACATTTCATGAGGACTTTTATCTTCTGGATTTTCGATTTCTGGATGATAATCTGTAAGAGAAGGTGTAATATCTATTCCATTTTTTCTGAAATAAATTTGAACGTTTCCGTCAATATATTCATTACCACCAGAAATTAATAATATATTATCTAATGTCTTACAATAATCAGACACTATTTTACGAGTTTTATGATTATCTACACACATAAAAATCACATTAATATTTTTAAGAACAGAATTAATATTTGATTTATTAATATATGCTTGGCAAAAGTTAAAATCTATAATATTAAATTTTCTAGATAATTCTTTAAATTTTTCTTCTGCTTTACCACCAAATGATTGAAATTCTTGACGATCTAGATTGTGAGATTCATATTCATCACCATCTATTAATAAAATAGAACTTTCACATGTCTTTGTAAAATTTAAAAATCTACATAAAATATTAATTAAATTTGTTCCTATACCACCTAAACCAATTACTGCAATTTTATAGTTTCTCAATAATATCCCCCTTTCCATATTTTTTTTGAATATAGTTTCTCAACGCCAATGATTTAAAATACGAACATTTTGTAATACAAATACCTTTATATTTACAATCTTTGCATATATGATCTTCTAAATAAGTTTTTTCAGAATCTTCAATTGAATTATAAACTTGCATAAATGATTTACCGTTTAATTCTTCACTTTCAATTTTTGAAAGATATTTTTCACGAATTGAATTAATCATTAAATTATTTTTATTTTTTGATTCTATAATATTTTCATTCTTTGTTATCACTTTTTTATTTTCTGAATAATTTTCTGAAATATCACCCATATATCCATATCCATAAAATGGAAAAACATCATCATAAAACCCATAACCATAGAATTGTTCACAATCTTTACTATTTATCATTTCATTGTAATTTATCATATCTAACCAATAAATAGGAAACTTTTTTGGAGCAATAAAGAATTTTTTATTTGCTTTTGCTTTTATATTAATATATTCTGATGGGTTCTTTTTAATTCTATGACCATTACAAACAACAGAACAAACAACTTCATGATAATAGTCATCATTTAACTTACCTACTGTTATATGAAGTCCATCCATTGTTTTTTCATCACTAATATCTACACCTGAATGAAATGCTCCAAAATCAGAATGACTATGAATTGTTCCAACTAATAATTTATCTGTAAATGAGATATTTCTTTCATATTTTATACTTGCTCTTGTAACTTCTTGTTCAGGTACATGAATATAATATTCTCTTGTTTGACGATCCAAATATAACATAACAACTGATTCTGTTTTATATTTTTCAAATACTGTTTTAAGAAATGATACAATTTTTGAAAATAATGAATAACTTATTTTTGGTAAATCCAAATTGATATACGGTTTCTTATTTTCTAAAAATGAAATTTTATCAACTGGAACTAATGCATCAATTAAACCTACTTTTTTTCTTAATAATATTCCTTTTTTTGTTATGATATAATAAATATCATCATTGGGTAAAGGTTGTTTTTTATCATATAGAGCTATGACTTTAAACATTCCATTATTCTCCTTTCTTTATAGAATAATAATTTATTAGGGTTATTAACAAATATATTTCTAAAATCTGGTAAAACATTTGTAACCTCTACTAAATCATTAGTCATAAATCTAGGATTTGGTAAAGTTGCATATCTAAAGTATTTTTTTAGATTATCATAATATGGTCCATATAGATGTTTACCATCTAAACTCGAACTATAATAACAATTGTAACCAGTTACGAAACAAACAACTTTCATAGATTGAAGGTTAGATGCATTTGTATTTACATAATCACCAAATTGAAAATTTAAATTTGGTTTCTTTATAACTTTTTTATTATATTTTTTATCATCTGGATATAAAACATCAAAATATTCGGGAATATCCATTAGATAAACTGTCTGACCATTTGTTAAAAGAGCCATCTGTAAAATACAATCTGTTATGACGCAATGAATTTCATAACAATTATATTTTGAGAACGGTAATTCTAATGATCTTTTATCTGATTTTAATGTTATCCTTGTTCCTTTAGGATATTTTTCATGGTTATATGTAATCTTTCTTAATCTTATATCAAAAGGTACTTTAGTATTTTCTAAGTTAAATAAAGAAATAGGAAACGATCTTTTATCTTCATCTTCCATTTCTTGTTCAATATTAACATATATAATCATTTGATCTAAATTAATATCAAAATTCTTAATAGTTTGTTTTCCTGGAATTTCATTGTTTATCATATATAAAATATCATCATTAACTGACAATTCATAATTTCCATTATTGGAAGGTATTGTTAATTTAGTAAAATCTTCATTAAAAAGACAATCTTTTATTTTATCCATATTATAATTTTCATCATCTGGTGTTAAATAAATTTTATCTTTTGAATAATCGTAATACATCTTATTATATAAATTACCACAAATATGATTTCCAATTAGCATAAATTTATTTTTAAACATTTCTCCATTAATATTTAGTTTTTCAGTAAAACAAAAAGACTTATTTTCTTTATTCATATATAAACATTTTTCTTCATTGTTTACTATATTTTTTAAAAACAAATAAATGTCATTGTCTTCAAAATTTATATTTGTAATTTCATAAGCATCTTTATGATATAAATATATATTATCATCAATTATATCTATTAAATAAATTTGTTTTCCGATTTTTAATTCTATATCATTACTTGTTTTTATATAATTTGTTATTTCCCATTCTTCTAAAAAACTATCAACTATGATATATGAATTTTTATCATTAGTTTCTATCGTTATTAAATTATCTGTTTTATTAATTTTTATTTTATGAATTTTCTTAATTATATTTTTTAATTTTTTATGAATAATAAAACCATTTGCTTTTATTTCAATATTTTCATCACCATTTTTTATTGTTATTTTATCAACTTCTTCAATATTCATAATAAAATTATAATCTGCTTCTTTATCATTTCCATCTTCATCGGTAATAAGTAATTTACAATCATTAATTGCTTTTTTGATAATATATTTTTTATTATCAACTTCAATTATATCATTTTCTCTCTTAACTATCATATTGTTTGGATTTTCTATATCTCTTATTAAAATTTCACATGGTAATTTATTGTTTAAAAATGAATTTATATTATATGAGTCTTGATGACTTAAATTACGTGTTAAATTAAACATAGAATTTTGTATTAAACTACTTAAACTTGCATAGGGAATAAAATTTTCCTTTAATATAAACACTGGATCATTTTTAGAATAATAATCCCAAGAAAAAATATCTGTTTTTGAATCTTTTCTCTTTGCCATCTCTAAATATGAATCTTCCAAATCATTATTAAATGTTGATGTCCAGAAATTAGCAATAAGCTTTTCGATAACATTAATATCAATATCTTCAACTTCAAAATCTTTTTTATAACCTGTACATACCATTAAATTAGTTCCGATATTGGGTAATGTAGAATGATATATAATATCATTTAAAGTATTTAATGGAGATTTTCTGAATCCATAATAAGTTCTTATATGTTGTATATATTTATCATAATGTTTATTATAACTAATTATAAAATAAAAAATTGAATATGGAAAGAATAGTCTCAAACTACCGTTAAATCTCATATTTTCAATTTTATCTGTCCAGTCAAAATTTTCAAATAATGGATTTTTATTTAATTTTCGATATTCTGTATTAATTTCTTTTTTAAAATTTATTGTTCTATATTGAGGTTCCTCTTCAATAACAAATAAAAGTGTATTTAGATATGGATGTTTGTATATAAATCTACAATTTTTTGGAAGAACAAACATATGAGGTATATCATTATCATCGGTTATAATATTTTCTATTTGAAAATATGGAAGTTTATTCATTATTAATTCATTATTTTTATCTAAAGATTTTCTATTAAAATCAGGATAATGAAAATTTACAAAAAATTTTTCTTTATTACCGATCATTATATAATTAGCCATTAAATCCCCCTTTTGTTTTTTTTAAATTTGAAAAAAATGGTGGGAGTAGAGGGAATTGAACCCTCACGAGGTAATCCTCACGAGATTTTAAGTCTCGCGTGTCTACCAATTCCACCATACTCCCATATCTTTCTAATTAGATTACTTCTAATTTACCTTCGATGTAAAAAAGTTTAAATATTTTACCTTTAATTTGCATCAATTTTTTATAATCTTCAATATCTAATTTAACTTCTGAAGGTTTTATTCTACTTTTAGGTTTCATTATGGAAATTATATTTTTCACGAGTATTCTCCTTTGATGTTTTATAAGAAGCCATTATATTATAAATAATATAATGGCTTCTTTTCTTTACAAATTAAATTTCTTCGATAACAGTTTCTTGTTTCGGCCAAAATGATGCTATAAAAATTCCATCACATTCAACTTCATTTTTAACTGAATTTTGTGTGATGGTCAAAATTCCAGTATGCTCTAATAACAATAAACGTCGACCATTTTCATTAAAATCACAATGAACCTTAATGGAATTTTTTGATTTGACCTTTACATTATTATCAAAAGAAATAGATGAAACCAATAATGGTTTGAAACATTTCTTGGTTTTATTGTTGCTAATGATGATAAAATGAACTGGTCTAAGTTCATTTGTCAGAACAAGGGAATCCAGTTTATAAAACATATGTTTTCCCTTTGAATAAACGCTTGAACCGCTTGTTACTCTTACCTTGGGTATTTGGTATGACAAACTCAAGATATTCTTCAGATCCAATGAAGGAATCTGAAGATCCTCGATATCAGGATACGACATTTCCTTTGCCGTTTTTCCCATTTGTGACTCAAAATGAGTCATAATTGGGACTAATTTTTCCTGAACGTCATTGATGATTTTTTCATCTAAAGGTCCTTCATACCGAGGAATGAAAAAAGGTTCATTTCTCCGAACATAGATTGTTACGTTCGGAAGGGTGGATGGTACAATCCGATAGGTTTTCTCTAACTTGTCAGTGAAAAATTTCTTGGGTATCTTGAAAGTCTGATCATGGTACACAAACACAAAACAATTTGTATCATTAACAATTTTTAACATAAAAGCTCCCCTTTCATTTTATTTTTATTCACTAATTAATATATATAGACTTTTTTGTTTTAAAATGAAAGGGAAAAATTATGATTCTTCAATAGATGGTTTAGTTTTTTGAAGAGCTAGATGAGCTTCTCTGATAGATGTGGGTACTCTTGGTTTAGAATCTGTATGTAAATCCATTTCTGGTACACTTTTAATTGAAGAGGGATTATATTCATAATTAGATAATCTTTCAGGTATTCTTTTTTCACTTGATGATGAATATATTGGTTCAATTTCACTGCTAGCTTTTAACGTATTAAGATATTCACCCAAAACAGGTCTATCTGTACCGCTTTTACCTATAACCATTGTTGAAAATAATTGTTGAAGTTCAATTCTAACATCAACCAATCCTACTCTTTTATTCCAAGCAACGAGTCCTTGATCACCACCCTTCGTAACTGTTATTGATGATATTGCACCAGATTCTAAACTAAATAGTCCATTTGTTCTGACTTTAACAAAAAATGGATAAGAATATGTTTCACCATCTCCTTGAATAATAGGACAAGCTAATGTTAATAACGCAGCTAATGGACCAATAATGAATTTTTCAGTCATTTGTTTATTTCCTGGAGATGGATTATATAATCTTACCTGTAATGAATAATTTATTCCATATGAGCTATTTTTCCAAACTGAAGGGAAATCTATTTTTTGACCGGCTAATAATTTATCTGACATTTCCACAAAACCTTTACCCCAACTCAAATTTGGATTTTTAGATATTCCCTCACCAAATTTTCCAAGTTCCTCCATTGCATTCATTCCGGTTTTACCAATTCCTGCTGAAATATTACCCATATCTGACATTGCTTCAAAAATATGTTTTAATGCATCAGAAGAAGTTCTCTGACCAGTCATTTGTGTAATGTCTCTAGCTGTATCAGAAACAACATCTGTAATTCTAGATAAAAATGTTTGTCCATATTCATTATTGAATGTTTCTGTTGGAAATGAATCTGCAACAAAAACAACCTTTAATGGTTTTGATGAAATCGAATAACCTAATGATTCTAAAATTGTATTATAGGTTTTCCAATGTGGTATTAATCTAAATGAATTAATTCCTTCAGAAAATCTAGGTAAACAAGGCGTAATATATGCAATAGGTAATGAGTTAATATAAACACCATTACTTTTTTTGTGTGGGGGAATTGGAGGAGCACCTATTAAATCAGGAACATTACTTTTTTTAATATTTGGTTCTTTAACATATTTCATTATTGAAGTTGTTGTTGGCATTTTATATTTTAATCTCCTTAATCAATATCACCTAAAATTATATTATCTAAATGTCTATCTAATAAAGTTCCTTTATTTGAAAGATTATTTAACCCTCTATCAATATTTTTCATTGAACTCATCATACTACTTGAAACATTCATTATCATATTTGTATTATTTTGTTGTGAATTTTTAAATAATTCTTCATTTGCCTTTTGTGAATTTTTATTATTTGCTGAAATAGAATTTTTTATTAATAATTCTTTTGTTATATCATTTTCTATTAACATATTTTTATCAACTAATTTCCCTTTTGTTGAATCAGAAATATTTTGTTTATTAAATTTAGCCATTTCTATAAATAAACCACTTCTTATATTCTCTGGAGATATTCCCGATCTTTTCGCTTTTTCAACAATATAATCTGGAACAATAACTTCACCTTTTAATAATCTAGCATATCTTTCACGTTCATTATATCCACCTGTATGATATGATTTTGTTTTATTTAACATTGATTCATATCTTCCTACATCATATTTTCCTTTTTTGTTATATTCTTCAATTCTAGATTTTTGTCTTTCTCTGGCTCCTTCTAATGATTCTGTTATAGCTGAAGGATCAAATTTCTTTATTAAATTTATTACAAATCTTATCGGTGCAAGAATTACATTTTTTATAACATTAAATACTTTTTCAATATCTATACCTATAAAATCAGAAATACTCTTTACTTTTTCTCCAATATAATCTTTAACTTTACCCATTAACATTAACGTCATTCTTATAGGAAATGTAACTAAATCCCATAATTTTTTAACCTGAAATTTGACTTCATTCCATGCTAAACTTAATCCTAAAGAAATATTTTTACCACCAATAGCTCCTAGTAAACCACCTGTTATGGCTCCAATTATACCACCTATAAACGTTCCAACAATAGGTACCGTCGAACCTATTGCCATACCAGCACCTAATCCTTTCAATGCTCCAGATTTAGCTCCTGCCAAACCTTGTTTTGTACCACCAAGAGCACCACCAACTAAAGAAAAAACTCTTTCCGACATTGTTGCTTTTTCGCCCTTTTTTATTTTAAACCATTCTTTAGTTTTTAATAATCCTTTAAAAGAATCAAAAAGCATTTGAAAAAGACCAATAATTGAAGCAATTCCTGGTAAAAATTTTGTAAATCCTATAGCAACTCTACTTATGGATAAAAGAGTTTTCAGTCCAAATTTTGAAAAAAATAAGCTAAATTTACTTAATCCTTTAGCAATTTTTCCAACATTTAATTTACCAATTCCTTTTATTAATCCGAATAATGGTTTTCTTAACATCATAGCTAACAAAAATGGAGATAATAAAATTTTAGCTGGTAATAAATATAATTTACCTAATAAATATAATAATAAAAATTGAATTTTTCCAATACCTTTACCGAAAAATTTCTTTTTATTTTCTTTTTCTAAGTCTTTACCCATTCCTTTTTTAAAGAATTTATTAAGATGACCCATTACAGATGCGTGTGTTTTTTCTGTTTTTTCTTTAAATTTATTTTTTACAGTTGAATATTTTTCCTTAATATCATTTTTTAAATCTTTTTTATGATATTCTCTAAATTGTTTATCATTTTTTAAGAGTGAAAGAAATTCTATTGATTTTTTAACATTTTCTTTTACACTTTCTTTTGTTTTTTTAACATTCTCTTTTACACTTTCTTTTGTTTTTTTATATTTTTCAGAAATTACATTTTTTATTGAATTTTCTGAAGTTTCTGAGATATTTTCATTTTCTGCCTCTTTTTTACCGATAAAAGCAACTGCAAGATTTCTTAAATATTTTGTTTGATCTCTTATTGAAGCATATATAAAATTTAATGAAGTGACAACAAATTGAATAGGATTTTTCTTAGCTTTTTGTAAATCAGACATTGCAGTAGATTTGGTTATCTTTGATATTAAATTTCTTATTGGGAAATTAAAAATTTTTGATGCTGTAAAAATATATAATATTTTTCTAAATAAAGGACTTTTTAATAATCTTGCTCTAAATGATACAGCCAATTCATTTGATAAAGATGTTATACCTGTTCTCATTTTCATTACTTCGGTAATTAATTTATCAAAATAAACCGAAATAACGGAAGCTGGTGAAATAACTTCTCCAGCATGAACATTTACTAAACCACTTTTTTTAACAAAACCACCTTTTTTAAGTGATGGAATATCATCTAGTTCATTTTTAATATTTTTATTACCAAAAATTGCATGTTTAATACCACTTAAAAATTTGAATGGGGATTTTATTAAAAAAGCTAAAAATTTAAATGGTAGTGCTATTGCTTTAAAAGGTAATTTTAATAATAATTTTATTGTATCTGTAATAAATCCAAAAATACCTCTCTTTTTAAATTCATCATGTGCATAATCAGCTGCATCTCTAAAATTCTCTTTCATTCTGTCGGCAAAAGATGAAAAAACTCTTGTATCCATAAATTTTGATACAAAATAACCAAAAATTGGTGTTGATTGTGCTAACATTGTAGCCATGTAATTAGATTTATTAAATTGTATATCTTCATTTATTGTTGATGATATTTTAGTAACCGCATGTTTTGATGATTTAGCAGTTCCTACTAAAATATTTTTTGCTGTTTTAGATACATCATCAACAACAAAACCTAATTTTCTAAGAATAACCACAATTGAATTATTTACTTCTTTAATTCCTTCAGTATATCCTATTTCTTTTGTTCTTAACATTTTTGCAGATTCTAACTGAGTTTTAGAAACAGAAGAAATTCTTTTTGTAATTTCATTCAATTGTTTAGTATTTTTTTCTTGATATTTTCTTATTAAATCAACAGTAGAATCGATTTTATATAAATTATTATTTTCATCTTCTAAATCTGATTCATTAGCTAAATCTTCAATATCATCAAAATCATCATAATCCATTTATTTTTAACTCCTTATAAATGTTATCATATCAACATATGAAGAATTTAAATTTTTATCTTTTATTTGTTTTAACAAATCTGAATTAATATTATTCATATCCTTAAATTCATTTTCTATTGATTCATCATTATTTAATACTATAATATCATTGAAGTTTTTCATAACTATACTATCTTTTTTCTCCAAAATTAAAGGTGGATCATATTCTCTAACATAATAACACAATGAAATAGATAAAGCCAAGTCATCTTTACAACCTGTATCTGCTTCAACTTTTCCGTTTTTCTTTTCAACTAATCCTATCAATTGCATTGCAGTTCTTGATGATTTAATACTATTGGTATATTGGGTAATATATTTATATAATGCATTAATCATTAAAGGTCTTGTTTTTAAATTTGTTGTTAAACCGGAAGATACTTTACCTTCACTCTTTTTCTCTTTATAAATTGGAATATTATTTTCCGTTTTATTATCGAAATATTCAACTACTTGATTTCCATAAGAATTTTTTTCAATAATTAATAGACCGTGGAACCTATGAGCTACATATTCAATTATCTTACAAAAATTTGTAACTGATATTTTTCCTTTATATTCTGCAACTTGTTCTGCTGTCTCATAATCAATTACATTAATTGCAGATTCATCTGATCCAAATTCAGGTGCAGTATCAACACCTATCAAATAGTAAGAATCATTGTTTGGCTCTTCAAATTCCCAAAATTCAGAATTAAAAAGTTTAACTTTCTTTCTGGGTTCTCCCTTATCTTCTTGTAATATAATACAAACTTTATCATCAAAGAATGATCCACCAGAAGGTAAGAATTTTAATTCCAATTCCTGTTCAATTTTCTTTGGATCATTATCAAATAATCTACATTGAGTATTATACCATTCAGGATCATTAGCTAATTCTGGAATCATTTTCCAATGAATTATAAATGGTTTGAAAATACTATCATAATCATCAGATATAGCTTGAGTATATTTTTTATAATACCAAGCTCCTGTACCCATTGTTTTATTAGGGGTACTTAATATAATAGTTCCATAAGGGATCCCAGAATTTCTTGCATGTTTTTGAGATGTCGATAAAGCCGGAACCATTGAAGTCCAAGCTTCATCAATATTTTTAATAAATGCAGCTTCATCAATTACTAAAAATGTAATTGGTTTACCTCTTAATGTTTTTTCAGGAGCTTGAGGATTAACAGTTGCCGCAAATACTTTAGAACCATTTTTTAAAATAAAACTCTGTTCTGTGTATTTATCAAATCCTGGATTCATCCATGATGGTAACTTCTCGACCATTCCTCTAACAGCTCTAGCAAAATCTGTAGCTTCTTTTCCATCCTTTGATATAATTCCAACTACAACATTATCAAAAAATACAACTAACCATGAACATAATGCCTGAATAATAGTTGAAATTCCAACCTGTCTACTTTTTAAAACTAAAAGATATCTTTCAATTAATAATTTTTCTATTAATTCTTTTTGTTTATCATAAGGTTTTAAAAGAATATCTCCACCTGGAATCTCAATTAAAACATGATTTTCACAATAATGTTCAAAAGACTCTTTACATTTTATAAATTCCTTTACTTGTTGAAGTTTTGTCATTTAAATTATCCAATTAAAATTTTATAGTGTTTTATTTGTTCTTATTAATATTAATTTAGCAAAACTCATCCAATTTCTTACAGATTCTCTTGAAAATGATAAATCTGATGACTTTAAAATATATTTACCACTTAAATCAATATATTCTAATGTCCCTGTTTTAAGCATTACAGGTTCACCAATTTTCATTAAATTTAAAATAGGTAAATTTTTCTCTAAATTTACAATCACATTTGATAATCCTATAATTGATCTGGCTATTCTGGAATTTGCAAAAACATCAGAAAGTTCATTACCCGTTTGTGTTGTTTTATATGTTTCTCTTTCATTTAAAATTGGATCAATAAATAATTCTTTATTTTTAACATTTGCTCCAAAATCAGAACAAATTTTTTCTAAATCCTGTGAAATAATATGATATAATCTATCACTAGGTTTAACAATATGATTAATTTTTTTAGATAATGAAGCTAATTTTGTATTTCCAGAATATGTGTTAACTAATGAATCATAAGAATAAAAATTTTCACCGTCTATACATTTATTAATAATCTTTTTATTATCTTCACCATCTGTTGATAATTGATAAATATTAAAAATTTGACTTTTTGTTATTCTTTTTGATAAATTAAAAACATTAAAAACATTATCATATTGACAAAAACCTGAATTTGAAGCGCCATTATAAATACCAAAATTATTATCTAAATATCTAATAACTTTATTTAATGGCATAGGTGGTATAACTATTTGTTCAATTTTTTCATTATTAATATTATCATTGTCAATATTTAATTTAGCTTTTGTATTTTTTGAAACAAAATCACTAATTATTTCTTTACAAGTTTTGTTAATATAAATCTCATTTATTAATGTACTTGTTGTTTTAAATGCATTTCTAGGTACAGTTACAAATGTTACTCTTTCTAAAAATTTATTATCTTCTTTAGATTGAGTATTTCTTATAGTCATTTTTGAATCTGAACTTAAATGAATTAATTCCATTCTTATTTCTTCTGTAAATTGATTTTCAGTTCCTCTTCCCAAATATCTAATTATAAGATTAATGGGATCTTTACCATAAATTCTTTCAAAAATAATATCAGTTTGATCTAAAATCATTTCTAGAATAACAATTTGATATGAACTAACTAAACTTGAAATTATCCTTAATGAAATAAGATCATTTGAATAATCAAGATTATTAATTTTAACCTGAATATCATATCCAGTATCTGGTATATTTCTTCTTTTTATTTCTGGCATTGACAACCTTTTTTAATTCTTATTTATGTATTTGTTCTGGGTTCTAAAACAAAAAAAAAGGATTTATCTATTATTAAAGATAAATCCTTTTTTAAATATTTTTTAAGAATTTTTAGGCGGCAATTCTTTGAGATTCGATAAATTCTAACATTCTATTTGGAATAACCATAAATCTTTCAACAATATTTTCAAGAAGAACTTTTGCATTAAGATTACCTTCATTTGTTGTAAATTTTGATAATGCCATAAACAAATCCCAACTTGAAATTGAATTGTTATTTTGACGGATTTCATTTATTGAATTGGAAACTAATTCTCTTCTTTTCTTACCCAATGAATCAATAACATCAAGAATCTGTAATAATGTTTCTTCATTTATTTGTTTTTCCATATTAACTTCGATTAATGACGAAAGATTACCTGACATAACTTGAATATAATTGTTAATATTATCGTAAAATGTATTTGAACTTCCTTTAATATGGATTTTATCTATTGTTCCAAAAGATTTTCTCATTGTTAAGGTATTTGAAATTACATTTTCTCTTAATATTGAAAATCCAAATGAAATTTTTACAAGATGAGTCCCATTATATGAATTGACAATCGTAACCATTGGGTGAATATCACCATCTCTTGATGGAAAACTGTTGTTTCTTATTATCATTTCATTTAACATCACTGTTAATTTTGGATTAAGATTACATTTTTCAATTATTTCTGCATTTCCATCATTTAATGATTCAATTACTTCATTAACTATGTTTTCATTACCTTCAAAATGATATAAATGAGATACTATTCCTTGATATTCATATGATGGTTCTTCTTCGGGTTTTGCTGTATATAAAGCCAAAATTGGAATTTCTTCTTTAGAATTCTTTGTCTCAACTAATTCATAAAATAATTTTGAATATTTATCTCCATATTTAAATGTATCGTTTTCAAAAATAAGACCACTATTTACAAGTCTTTCAATATTTTCAGGAACCATAAATTCTCCTTTTTTATCTTATTCTTCGAGCTTTTGCTCTTAAATAAATATCTCTTCCATCAAAGTTAAAATCTTTTTCAATTGAAATTATTTTAAAGTAATTTTCAGCTTCAATAAAATATTTTAATCTATCTTCTGACCATAAACTAAGATGAGGAGATGGTTGATCTGCTAATAATTCATAAGTTAATAAAAGATCCAATGAATGCCAACTTGGATCATTAATATCTTCATCTATTAACATTTTTGCTAATTTATGTGAATCTGGAACAATAATATCTATTTCTCCATTTAATTTCAATGATGTTGCTAACAAATATAAGAAATATTGAATATTAGATTTTGAAACATGTTCTAAAAATCTATAAACAGTAATTATATTAAATTTTAAAATAGTTTTTTCTAAAAATTCAAAAATATCAGAATTTATAAATATATTATTGTTTTTATTTGATTTATCATTCACGATAAAATCTTCAACTTCATCAATTTTATATTTGCTATAATATCCTAAATCAACATTTAATAAATTATATGTTGGATTATATTTATCAACATCAATTGATTTTATTTTTCCTCCGGCTGCATTTAAAACAAGAAATTTACTTTCCATATTTTTCCTCTCATATGAAATCCATTACTAATCCTTTGACAAAATCGTATAAATAAATTTCTAAATATTTACTTTTTTGAATATCATTTGAATCTATTAAATTAATTGAATTTTTATTTATTTTTATTTCACCATATTCATAGAAAAATAATCTATAATGTAAATCATCATAAGGAATACAAAATAATTCAATATCATCACTTTGATAAATATATTCTTTAATATTTTCTATTCCTTTAAAAATTTCGATTTTACTAACATAATTAATTTCTAATAACTTTCTATAAATTTCATTTAATTTCTTATATAAATCTGCAATACCCTTAATTATTAATTCATTTTTATTTGTTAACGCAATAAACTTGGTTTTATCAACTGATATTATCATTTTAGTAAAAATATTTCTTAATTCTAATGGTAAATAAAGATCTCTATTCTTTAATAATTTATTACTTAAAAAACCATCATATTGTCTTAATATAATGTTATTATCTTTAAGTTCATTTCTTTTGATATATTCAGAAATTATATTATTTGTTGTTTCTTTTAAGATATTAGATATTACTTTATTTTGACCCATTAACTTTCCAATTTGGATATTTCTTTTCATTTTATCATTTTTATCTATATTCGATAAATCATATCCTAATGATTTCAAAATATTAAAATGACATGCTGATATATCATATGAATAAATGTCGGTTAAGAAAAATTTTTCTGAGTTAATTTTCATATTATTTTTGAAAAAGGGATATATCCCTTTTTTCGAGGATATATCCCTTTATTTTTTGAATTTAGTTTGAGAAAATCTTTAAAAGAATATTATCAATTAATAGATGATGGTTAATATCAATTGCATCACTATATTTTTCATTAAAATACTTAATTAAATCTAAATTTGAAGTAATATTTTCTTGTGTCTTTGAAAATGGCTTATAAAGAAGCATAACATTTTCTTTATTTACATCATTTTCGATAATCGAATCTATGTGATTTGAAATATCTTCAATATTTTGGGAAAAACCCTCAATATCTACATTTGATATATTTCTATTCTTAATTTTTGTATAAAAATAGGGAATAAAATATTCCCTTGTTTCTTCATTTTCAATAATTGTCTTTTTATACATTGCAAAACAATGAATCCCCGAACTAACAATATAACATCTTGTATATATATTATCAGATAAACGAATATTTACTCTAATTGTACCATTTCGATAACACATCATATCATCGCTTGCTAAATCTGGAATGATAATCTTTTTTGTATTCTTTAAAAGAAATAATTCTTTGAGATCTGGATTTGTAAGATTTATTGACTTTAGAATAATTGTATCTGATTCAATATCAGGCATTTCAAGTCTAATACGCCTGATATTTATAGATTCCCTAGTGATAAACTTTTCAATCCATTCATATAAATTAATAATGGGGATTGAAATTGTAGATACCTGATCATCTAAAATTTCATTTGTTTCTTGAGTATTTAATTCTTGAGTACTTTCTTCATTTTCAATTTCTTCTGATCTTACTTCAATTTCTTCATTAATTTCAGTTTCATCAGAATCTAAATTTTCAACATTGACGTTCTCAATTTCTTCTCTGTATTCATTAATTTCCCTGACTAGATTCATTATTCTCCTCCAATTTTTTTATTGTTATTCTTTTCTTACCTTCATTAATATAAAGTATTTTATAAATCTCATTATTAATTTTAATATTTTGTTTTAATTTTAAATTTATTTTTTCATTATCATTTAATAATCTAATAGAAAATGTTTTATTTTTTTCATTATAATAACAAACTTCATATTCTAAAAGATTAATAATATAAATTTCTTCAATTTTCAACATAAAAAATACTCCTTTAGATGATATTTAATTCATTAAAACCATTTTCGATACCTTTCCAATTGATTGCAATTGCTTCATGAGTATGAATACTTTCAAAATGAGTGCATTTTACAATCCAATCTAAAATCCGTTTATCATTATCTAAATTATTTGAAATATAACGAACTGCATCTTCAACAAACATTGTATTTTCATATGATACTCTTGCAAATTCCTGTTCATCAACTCTTCTAAGAATAGGAACAGGAGATGTTTTTACCGCATCTTCAACTAATTTTATAATATCTTCTAACCATAAAGTATCATCTAAAATATTTGGTAGAACTAAAACATTAGCATAACTTCTTTGTGCGTGGGGGTAACCATGTTTACCTGAAAATTCAAGATGATTACATAAAGAAGCACTACATGGACAATAACTTGCATAAGGAACTTTAACTCTTTGTAAAAATCTAAAAGAATTTTTAATAAGTCTTCCTTCAAAAGAACATTTATAAAACTGAGGGAATTTTAATTTAGTAATTGG